CCATACCCGCTCAAAGCGGTAATCATACAGGAAAAAATGCACCATCCGGTCAAGATGATTCTGATCTTCCAGATTTGTTTTGTCAAAGCCGATCAGCAGAAGGTCGTTAAAATCACCATCTTTCGGTTGGAATTTTGGTATTACCGGAATTTTCCCTTTCCCTGGGAACTGGTTACGCAAGAGAGTTTGACTTGTACGGTAATTGTAGTTTTCCTCTGTTATAGAAACCTCCGAATGTTGTAGTAAGGAAAAAGTCCTTCTATCCATAGTTTCAAAACAGAGAAAAGTTGCACACCAACGTGCAGCTTCTGAAAAATGTTCACAAAAAGTTCAAAGGGGAGTCCTATAAGAACTCCCCTTTGGTACCCCTGACCCGCCCAAATACGAACCCGGGAGGGCGCCGACGAAATCAGACGTAGCCGCATTTTGCACCGCTGAGAACGGCACCAAAGCCGCCCCGGCGCTGTCTACGTTGAATATAATTTTCATATAATCGTCGTAAACAAAGACGGAATGAACCAGCGCTCCAAAAACATCTTTGCGGAACTCTGGGCTTTTTCTGTCCCCGTGGCGGAAACCGTCAAGCCAGCAGGCCACCGCTTCCGCTTTGACCTCCAAGGACGCCTGCACTGTGGCGCGGTCGATCTGCTGCCGGAGGGCTGCACGGTCTGCCTCTGCATCCATAAGCATTTGCTTTGTGGTCTCCGTTATAATGCCCTGTGCTATGGCATTGCCTATATTCTTCAGCTGCTTCTCCACTTCGGTCAACTGCACCCGAAGACTGGCGACCAATGCCTTGTTGCCGCTGTTTTCCGAGCAGCGTCTTTCTACCTCCGCAGAAATATAGGATATGTTATCGTCCGTCAGCACGTCAAGGGCGGATTGCAGCACGGCCTCTTCGATCAAATCCAGCCGGACATTTTTCTTGTCGCACTTTTTGGCGCGGCGGTTGTTGCAAATATAATAGTAATGGCGGACGCCGCTTTTCCCGGTGCCGGCCGTTCCGGTCATGGGGCTGCCGCATTTGCCGCAGAACAGCTTCCCGCTGAGAAGGTACGGTACTTCTGCCTTATAGGCACCGGGGCGGTGGCGGTTGGCATCAAGCTTTCTTTGTACCCGGAAAAACAGGTCATCCTCTATGATTCGGGGAACGCCACCGGCAATGCTGACAGTGCCGTCATATTCATAGATTCCGATATATTTCTTGTTCCGCAGGATCGTGGTAAAGCTGCTCTTGTTGAAAGAATTCCCTTTTGCGGTTTTGTGGCCTTCCTTGTTAAAGTGGTCGGCCAACTCTCCCATTGACTTACCGCTGTCATACCATTCAAAGCAGCGTTTTACCAGCTCAGCACCAACGGGGTCAATTTGCCAGCGCTTGTTCGGGCCGGGGCGGTAGCCCAGAGGGGCGCCGCCGGTGATCTGGCAGTGCTGGGCAGCTTTGTTCATGCCGCGGGTAACGTCTTCGGACAGTTTGGCGCTGAAATATTCGGCCACGGTTTCGATCATGCCCTGAGTGATGACCCCCGCGCTGCCGTCAGGTATGAACTCTGTCACACTGATAAGGTGAACCCCGGCCGCTTCCAGCTGCTTGCGGTAAAGGGCGCTTTCGGCACGGTCACGGAAAAACCGGTCATAGCGCCAGACCAGCACACAATCCACCACGCCGGTGCAGGCGTCGCGGATAAGCCGCCGGAAGTCCGCCCGGTTCTCAGTCCTTGCACTGCGGGCGCGGTCTACGTACTCCCCTACCACGGTAATATTATGTTTTTCGGCGTACTCCCTGCAAATATCAATTTGCGCCTCTATGCTTAATTCCTGCTGCTTATGGCTGGAAAAGCGGCCATAGATAAACGCCCGCACTGCATTTCACCCCTTTGCCCCCGCTGTGGCGGGAAATTACAATTATAGGCCGTTCTGGGTTACACCGTATTCGGCCTGCTCAGTTGTAAAGCCTTCATATTTCAGCTGACTAATCAGCCCGGAACGAGAGAAAGAAGAATAGTCCAAATATTCCTTTGCTTTCTTTACTGCCTGTTCGTTCCAGTCTGCACCACAGTTATCTGCTGCGCGAGTGGCTTCCTCAGTCGTAAAGCCCTCATATTCCAGCTGCCCGATCAGCCCAGTGTAGGAAAAAGCGGAATAATTCAGATAGTCAGCAGCTTTCTTCTCTGCCTGCTCAAACCAGTCAGCGCCGCAGTTGTCTACCGCGTAGGTGGCTTCCTCAGTTGTAAAGCCCTCATATTCCAGCTGTCCAATCAGACCGGTATAAGAAAAAGCAGTATAGTTTAGATAGTCGTGCGCTTTTCTCAGTGCGTTCTTTTCCCCTACCGATGCGGTATCTGTAACGGCTTGTGTTTCGACAGCTTGCGTATTTGCCACCGTTTCTTCGGCCACCGTTGCGACCGTCACTTCGGTGGTTGTATCCACGGCTGCCGTCTCCGTGGCGGGGGTAGTTTCTGCGGGAGTGCTGACCAGTTTTGTGCAGCCACCAAACAGAATAACGACCGCAATCAGCCAGAACCACCAGCGTTTATAAAAAGGCTTTTGGGCCTTTTTCGCATTGCTGGCCGGCTGCCCACCATCAACAGGCGTACCGCAGTGAGGACAGAATTTGCCGGAGTTGTCGATTTCCTGACCACATTTCTTACATTTCATAAAATGACCCCTTTTCTTTTTGCATATCTAAACCCGTCCATGTGACGGGTTATTTTTTTACGCCGGGGAACTGGATGATTTTGCATTCTCTGTAGGAACGGCCTGATACTCAAAGTCTAGCGCGTTCAGAATTCGCGCACGAGCCATGCTGTCAAGGGCATGAAATTTGCGAAGCAAATCCAAATCGGCAGCCGGAAGGCCGACCGCTTTGGTAGTACAAGCATTCCGACCAAGAAGAACATCCACGGTAACACCGAAAAAGTCGGCCAACTTGCACAACATTGCAAAATTGGGTTCACGCTTTCCACTTTCCCACATTCCGACGGTCGCTTGAGATACACCCATTTTCTCAGCAAGCTTATATTGAGACAATCCAGCCGTCTCACGCTGTTTTTTCAATTCAACTCTAAACACAGAACCACCCCTTTTCCATATGATAATAACAAAGAGTTATAAAAGCAAGGGCTTTTAGAAAATTATCACATTTAGTGTTGACAATCACGCTTAGTGATGCTATAGTGATCACACATAGTGATTGATAAGGAGGCGATTGAAAAAATGACGGCAATCAGAGAGTACAGAATCAAAAAGGGCATTTCCCAAGCCCAGCTTGCAAAGCTCATGGAGACCACACAGGCCGCTGTAGCCATGTGGGAAACCGGCGCCCGTATGCCTAGGGCGGACAAGCTGCCAAAACTGGCGGAAGTTTTAGGCTGTAGCGTGGCGGACTTATTTGCAAAACCAGAAACGGCGTAAGGAGGTGCCGCCATGGGGCGGGTAAATAGCGAAGCTGCCGCCCTGCTGGTGGCGGGTATTTGCCGAGGGAAGTTCTGGGCATCCCCAGAGGAAACAGAACGGTGGTTAAAGACCGAAACCGGGCAGCGCATTGCAGCCCTTATCGAGAAGGAACGGAGGAAGCACAAAAATGACAGACCGAGAATTTAACGAGGGATTGCAGCGTCACCTAATGCGGTGTGAGCTGCAATACAGAGCCGAGAACGCACCGAAAGGCAGTGAAGTGGACTGGTTGGCACCGCACTGCGGCACCGTGCAGGAAATTGCGCGTTTCCTGCGGGAGCTTGGATTCAGAATCAAGGAAATATCGGATTGTTCCGACTGTGCGGGGACAAAGTTCCATTGGAGTTGAAGCCAAAGCGGAATGGTGCCCGGCGGAAAGCCAGACTTGACTACGTGAAGATCCACAACGGCCAACCAGTATATGAAATGGTTATAGAAAGAACTGACGGAAATGAACGGCAGTGTTTTGACAGTATTCCGACACTTGATTCTTACTTTGCGCCGATCTGGCCAGAATCCGTTATTGAATCAGCAAAAACCGTTATTGAACCGTTGAAAACTGTTTGCCCTACTGCCGGGGTCAGGCCGTTCTATTACTTTTGGTTTGAAGAAATGCAGGAGGGTTAACGGTGGCAGACACACGACATGCACCATGTAAGGGCTGCCCGGACAGATACCCGGCGTGTTCCGATCATTGTCAAAAGCCGGAATTTCTGGCTTTCCGTGCAGACCGCGCCCGTATAAGGGAAACCCAGCGCCGGGAATCGGAACTTCTGAGTTACACCTTGGGCGAAATCAGAAAGAACAGACGGGGCAGAAGATAAGCCCCAAAAATAAGGAGGAAATACCATGCAGTACATAGACAACAGAGAAGATCAGGAAGTAATCGACATGGTCAACCGGAATCACCGCTTGAACGTGGAAGTGACCAGAACCGTGGGGTATATCGTCCCCGTTGAGGAAGCCCGGCGCATTGCTGCCCAGCGGGCAGCCGCCAACCAGCAGCAGGGCAGCATCGTGGGCGTGGTGGCTGTCTTTCTAATCACCGCCCTTGCTGTCGTGCTGGGCATTGTCGGACTGGTAGGGTAACGCCATGGGAAAGAGTATTTCGGAAGTTCTCACCGCTCTGACGCTCTGCGGTGCCAATTACCGGGCAGACAGCTGTAAAGCCTGCCCGCTTAATGATTCCTGCAAACCGGGTGACAATGCCGCGCTGGTGGACGCTGCCACCGAAGCGATCACCGATCTGGTGGCGTTCAATGCCTTGTGCCTGCAAGAGAAAGCGGGCCTTCTCCAAGTTCTGAAACACGCCAGAGTAACGGTCTATGTGGTGGTTCATCGGAGACGCAGCACCCGCGACGTGTTCACGCTGAAAACCGGGCTTTTCCGTCCCAATGATCTGAAGCGTCTGGGCAAGACTGTTTTCCTGAACCGGGGCGAGGCTGAAAAAGAGTTAAGGAGGCTGCAAGAGCTATGGTCGTAAATGAAAGCGCCCTTCTGCGGGCAATGCGCGAGGACTACAAGGGGCAGGGCTACACCGTGGCCAGACGTGCGGAGATCGAGGCCGACCCGGAAAGCGAAAGCATCCTCCTTCTGAGCGCAAACGACTGGATGGTGGAAATTGGATGGAAGAATGTGTCGGCCAAAATCTTCGGTCTGGTAGCGGAACACATGAAGGGTCTGCCAGAGGTGGGGCAGGCTTTCAAAGTCAAGAAAAAGGAAACCAACACAGGATACCGGAGCGAAGGGGGCGACCGTGTGGGAGTTAGATTACAGGATTTAGGCCCAGCTGCCCAGCGGCAGGTTATTGAAAAGCTGCGTCAGCTGGACAAGCAGCAGAAAAAAGCCAGAGCCGGGCCGTCGACGGACGAAGGCAGCAAGCTGGAACGGGAATATTACACAGCCTTCATCTGGCCTAAAGAGCTGGCCGGGGAAATCGATCACGTAGAACGGCACGTCCGGTTTGAGTTGCTGCCAAAAGCGGAATACTGCGGCGTTTCCCTGCCTGCGGCCCACTACACCCCTGATTTTCTGATTTACTACAAAAGCGGGGACGTGGAAGCCGTAGAGGTAAAGCATGAAGCAATCCGCAAAAACCAGAGGGATTACATTTACAGGCGCCGCCTGTTCATCGACAACATAGCCCGACCAAACGGGTGGCGGTTCACAGAATACATAAAACGGGAGGAAAAGAACAATGACAGCTTTAGAGAAAGCCATTGGGGCGATCACCGAACAACAGAACAAAATGGAAAAGGATAGCACCCCTTATTTCGTGGGCGAACAGCTGAAAGACATTCTCAAGAGCGCCCCGCCTTCTGTTGCTGAGATTGTCCTGCAGGACCTTGGCACTAAGGGCATGAGCGTGGAGGACTGCGAGAAGAAAATAGCAGACTATGCCAGCAAGCACCGTCACGGGAATCAAGGATGCTGCCCGCCCACGGAGGCCGACCGCATTATCCGGGAATTTTACGGAATCCCGATGGTAGGGATTGACCTTGCAAATGGGCCTGATTTTACGGCATACGCCAAACCGGCACAAAAACAAACAAAAGTCAGTCTTGCCGACTTTCTGTGAGGGAGGGCTGAACAATGGATTACAGCAGACTGATACCTGAAACAGCACCGGAGGATCTGTTCGCCTGCATTGAAAAAGAATGTGAGCGATTCAGCAAGGGGGTCCTGAGCTATCGAGCCGCCAGCCATGAAGAGGCAGAAGCGGCAGGATATTGCGAGGACTTCGGCGGAGACTATCGCAGGGACAGAAAAAAGCGCCCTGCGCTGTTATGGTGTTCAGAATGCGGCCGTGAGAGTGTAGCGGAGTGGATTTCAGCGAAGTCTTGCCACGGCTATGGTTTATCATCCGGAATTGGAATTGAGGACGATTTCAACAATGCAACGGGAGAATATCAAGACGGGGCAGAAATGCACTGCCCTGCCTGCGGGGAAAATGTCACTCTGAAAAGCGCTACCGCAATGAATCACGGTCACACGGATCAGACGTTTATTACCGTGCCGACCGTGTGCGGGAGCTATCCTGTCTTTACGGTGTTCTGCGCCGAGCGGCGTATCTACAAGCGTTCCGTGCATTATAGCGCCGTACCGTTTGAAGCATACGTCATTGACGGCAAAAAAGCGGTAAAACTGGTGGCATACCGGCGCGGTTTCGGTGGCGGCTGGTATAGTCTGGGCGGCTGGCAGCAGCTGAGCCGCGCGGTAGATACGATGTGCGCCCCGATTATGTACTGGCGAACGCCGGACCTTTCAGGCACCGTTCTGGAGAACGCAAAGCTCTGGGATTATAAAGCACAAGCCTATGAAAGCGGATTGTTTTACCCACTGGCCTATAGCCGCCTGTATCTGCGGCACCGGAATGTTGAAAACCTGATTACTGCCGGACTGGGGAAACTTATCGGTTCGGCGATTGAGAAAGGCGCAAAAGTAAGCGGTTATTACGGAGGCCGCATGGAATGCCCAACGCCGAATATTGCATGGATTGACTGGAAGCAGGCCAAGCCAGCCAAAATGCTTGGCGTCACAAAGGAACAGCTGCGGTGGATTCAGAAAGCCGGGTGGAAGCTGGAAGAGTGGGAGGCTTTTACAGCCTGCAAAGAGGAACTTACCCCGGAGGAAGTGGCTGAGGCATTCGCGCTTATTGGCGTCACGAGCATAAAAACCCTTGCCGAAATTCAGGAAATAAGGGGAAAGGTTTTGAAAACAGCACGGTATTTGCGTCGGCAAAATGAGCAGGCATATACGTACCGGGACTATATCCGCGCAGTGCATAATCTGGGCGAGGATGTAACTCAGGACGTTATCCTCTGGCCGCCTAGACTGCGGGCAGCACATGACCGGGTGGCCATGGCCGCACGGTACACGACAGACCGGAGGACAAAAGAGCAATTTGAAGAAATGAGCCGCATTGCCCAAGGCCTCACATGGAAACATAATGGGATCATCATTCGGCCGGCGGCCACCCCTGAAGAACTGGTGCAGGAGGGGGCAACACTGAAACATTGTGTAGGCGGGTACGCAAAAAGCCACGCTTCCGGGAGGATCATTCTGTTTATTCGGCATGAGCGCCGCCCGGAAAGGAGCTGGTACACGCTGAATGTTGACTTGAAGACAAAGAAGATCATTCAAAACCATGGATATCGAAACGAAATGCTTCCCAACGGCACACATTTGTGCATTCCCAAAGAGGTGCAGGATTTTGTTTTAGCTTGGACGGAAACCATTTTGAATCCGTGGGTCATGCCGAAGAAAAAGCAAAAAGAGATTGCGTAAATGGAGGTTTAACAAATGGAACAACTTGCTATTTTGAACAATGTGGCGGGGTTGACCGCCGAACAGCAGGAAGCTGCTGCCATGCACTTCGAGATCGTTCAGGCGGCGAAGACCGCCGTCAATAGTCTTTTGGACTTGGGGCGAAAGCTCAAGCATATGCGGGACAGCGGCCGTTATAAAGATCTGGGGTTCGCTTCCTTCGCCGAATACACAGAAGCGGCGGTGGGAATCAAGCAGCGGCAGGCATATAACTACATTCAGGTGGTCGAGAGTTTACCGGCCAGACTGATTGAGGAAAACGCCGCCGCAGGCGTCACCAAGCTGGCGTTGCTGGCCAAACTGAACCCGGAGGAGCGGGAAGACCTGACCGGGGAAGCTCTGGCAAACATCACCGTTGCAGAGCTGAAAAAGCTGGTTGAAGAGCGGGACGCCATGGCGCAGCAGCTTTCTATCTTCCAGACGGAGCCGGAAGCCGTGGCAGAGGTTGAGGCGGAGCCTATTGACCCCGACGAGATCAGGCGGCAGGCGGAGGAAGAAACCCGGCAGCAAATGGCTGCGGCATTCGCCGAGGAACGTACCCAACTGGAAGCCAAGCACAAAGCTGCAATGAGTGAAGCAGTGCTGAAGGCAGAGCAGGCCGCGGCGGCGGAGGTTCGCAAGGTGAAGGCTGACGCCAAAAAGCAGGCGGAGGCAGAAACCCGGCAGCAGGTAGCCCAAGCCAGAGAGGAAGCCGCCAAGGCGGCAGCGGCTCAGCAGGAAGCCAAGTACCGGGCAAAACTGGATCAGGCCAAGCAGGCGGAGGAAGAGGCCCAGCGCCGGGCGGAAACCATGGCAAAGCAGATGGAAGCCAGCAGCGACGAGAACGCCGTCCGGTTCTTTATGCTGTTTGAGCAGTTGCAGCAGAAGGTCGAAGATATGAAAG